TAACTTTAATAGCGGTAATTCTGACCGCATCATCAACCGCCTTATCTAAATTCAAGGCAAAAGAATTTAGCGCCTTTTGTAATAATTCAGCACCTCTAACCTTTACCGCGCCCGTCACTGAGCCACGCCCTTCTCGGCTGTTACTTTTAACCAGATATCAGACTCGGCAATATTCTCAATTGACCTAATTTGATAATCTTCACTGTTATAAATCATTTTCATTTTAGTATCTAACCCATCGATAGGCTTTAAATGGATATTAAACATTTGGTCCGTTATTAGCCGACCAGCCTGTATTTTTTCTTGAGCCTTCATTGGGAAAATAAAAACATTAACGCTCGCAAAATTGGACCATGTTGAAGCGTGACCGCCTTGACCATCGCTTGTTTGCGATTCTTGCTCAAAAGTAACAGGCCTATTAAACGCCTTAAATGAAGCGTTCAGCATCTTATCAGCTAGGCTAATAAAGCTTTCTCTGGTAGCCATTACACGCGATCCAGTTGGGTTACATCGGCCAAGAAAGGAGCTAGCCACCTATTCACTTTCTCAAGTTTTAATTTAGGGTTTGATCCGCTGTCGAAATAAGTAACCTCTATTACATCTAATTTTTCACGCTGTATGTTTTGGACGCTTGAGTTAACTAGTAATTCTTGAGAGTCTAATTCGAGCGCGGCCTCAATTTGGGCGTTCTTCATTTCTCTAGGTATTTCGTCACTAGCGACTAATCTATCATTTGCCGTCACATTTTGACGGGGCCATGATAACTCTTGATCGCTTGGGGTTGTTCTAACCCCCGCGTAGACTTTGCTTTCTAGGTAATCCATAGCCTTAATTATTAGTGGCTCACGCAGTACCGCTGTGTCTGGGTAACTAATTAGCCTAGCGGTTGCGTATGCTGTAAACTCGGCATCCGTAACGTAGCTGTTGGAGCCTGCCACAATTGAGCCGTCTTCTATAATTAAAGCCATTATAAATCCTCTTGAAAGTCTACGCCTACATTCACCGACGAATTAGAGCCGCCTGTTATTCTAGCTGCGATAGTGATAGTTTCGCTCGGCTGATACAGTCCTGCTAGTTTTTTTAATGTTATCCCATGACCAGCATTTGACGAGAAAAACGCTCGCTATTCACAACGACCAGCTTCGGACATCGACTTTTTAACTGCTTCATCGCACTTGCCGACTAATTTTTTCCCTTTGAGTTCCACCTTAATACCGTAAATTGTTGCTTTTTTTTCATCACAAAATACTTGCTTAGGATCAAAGGTTATTTCTACTTGCTTTTTTGCATCTGACATTTTTATAACTCCAAAATTAAAAAGCCCCCAGAATGAGGGCCAGTTTTCTTAGTTGTTTAAAGAAGGTAAACGAGCCATTCCTTTACGGTTGAAGTTTGCAAAGTTGCTGTAAGACTTAACGCGCATAATAGTTTCGTCTTTGGTTTCTTTTGCTCCAACTGCTTCAACATCAATACCCATTGGCGTTCCGTTTGGATAAATCATTGACGCGCCGATCTTCTTAGAACCATCATCCCAGCACCCCGCATAAAGAGAACTTAACGCGCCACCTGTTAAAGCCGCACCGTTTGCAGTTTCAACAGTTGATAGGTAATCGTTTTGAAACATTGGGACATCTTCATACGCCGTTACCGTACGAGTTTGGCCGTTCGGAAGAGTGTAAACAACATTCTCAGCGATACCGCCCAATGCTCGGACCAACGCCTTATAAGCACGTATGATTTTACCGGGAGCCATTAAGTAATCAACCTGACCGTCTTTGGCTTTAACTAAATCCATCACCTCGTCAAGCAACTCAAAGCTTAAAGCCTGTCCAGCACTTGCCGCCGTATATTGAGTAGGGTCGCATAGTGTGTGTAATGAGTTCATATTGGGGGCTGCTCCATCACCTGTAGCAATACCCGTCTGTAATAAACGTCCTACAGATTTAGCTTTAGAGCTAACTTCTACTGCCATTTGATCGACGCCAGCACTAGATGAAGTGGATTTAATTAAACCGTTCAGCTCAGCATCACCAATTGTGGTGGTTGGTAAGTAGGTTACTTGGGTATTTGTGCTTGCCGTTTTAGCTGTGATAGTTCCATCAACCGCTAAATGCTGAGAGTTGCCTAGTGTGTTTTCACGATTATAGATAACCGCTTGTCCGTCAAAGCCGTTCCACGGGATTACCTGCCATACTGGATTTGTTGTAACGATATCTTCTGCAACGCCAGATACTAATTCGTCATTGATAAGCTTTGCCGCTTCCGCTAATGTTTGTGTAGTCATTTTTTGTACCTCAAAAAGTAATTATTCAAGGCACGAAATGCGCCAAGATTTAATAGTTAAATCCTAGCGCCGCTAGTATGTAAGTTAGATATCGCTGATACCTTATGCCAATTATATAGCCTAATACATAAATAGTCTATTTTGTCACTAACTACATTAATTTACTCAAGCCGGATGTTATTTTTTGATTCGAGCTTTTTTGATTATTAACGCCTTGCCCATCACCGCCTTTGGGTCGACCCCCGCTTGATTGTACTTTAAAAGCCTCGGGCATATTGCTGACAAACTCATCAACCGACAAATTACCGTCTATACCAGTGACAATTGAATCGCCATCTTTAGCAATGACCGCCCCATTATCAATAGTGAACTTAGATTTTACGTGGGCCATTACTGTTTCGTAGGCATCAGGCGAAATTTTATGGCGGGAAAACGCTTGATTAGCCGCCCCCTCAATCTCGTACTTACTAACAACTGAGTTAAAATTTGTATTGGCGTTTGCAACTGAGTCGGTAAGTGTGGCGATTTTAGCCTCGTAATCCGACCGCATTGTATTGGTTCTGGATTCGACCAGACCATCAAAATCCTTTTTATTAATAAATTCGGCGTCTAGTAGTTTGCGCTTATTAGCTTGAAGCTCTCGAACTTCATCAAGGTCAATTCCGTTGTACTGCTCTTGTTTTTTCATTAAATCAATATTACTAGCTCTAAACTCATCGACTTTTGTTTTATCGACTGCCCCCTCAACCTCTAATTTATAGCCGTCTTCACCCTGCTTATAAAATGTTTGCTCGACTTCGTTTAACCCATCAAAAGCGGCCTGATCTATCCTAAATTTTAACATTGTTTAATCCTCTGGATTAGTTAAAGATAAATCGTGACTACTTTCTAGCTCTGCTAGGGTCATAGGCGCGTTTACCCGTTCTTTAAATTGAGTGATCGATAAATCACCTTTTTCAAATAAATCAGCATCTTTTTTTCCTAATGCCTCATTAGTGAATTCTTTTGACTGTGCTTTTAAAAACTGGTTATAACTCATAGGCTTTTCTTAACTTTCGGGTCATTGAATAATATTGGCGCGGTTGTGCTTCTGCAATTTGGATGCGCCGGTGGCAATCGCCCCTTTCCTACTCGATAAATATTACCGTCTAAACTTTGGCAGATATCACTTGTCCGGGTGTCTAAAGTTGAAACCCATTCGTAGTGCGAAATTAAATCAATGTTATCTTGGTATAGCTTATCTTTGGCAACCGCTGCTACATGGTTAATTGAAGTTCTAACCATTCGTGATGCGCTAGTGTTTGAGATATTCATGGTGCCATCTTTAAACTTTGCGCTTGCCGTCCCTATCACATCCTTAACAATTTGAGGTGTCGTTTTACCCTCAAAGAAACCCATTGATACCGCGCCCCTAATTAGCTTTGCTTGCTGCTTACTGAAATCATTTAGCGTGTCTCTAAGTAGTCGATTGTTAAATGGTCGCGAATTGATGGCTGCTTTCAACCTAGATAGGGCGGGGGTCGGGGCGTCAAAATCATTACCTAACGCCTTTATTCCGAAATTGGCCTCGCTTACTGCAAACAAATCTAACTGCTCACTTAGTTGGTCGGTAAACCCTCGGAAATGAAAGGCAACCATTGCCTCAATGTCTTTAAGTTTTCTATTGATAATCGCTTGCGATCTAACGGTTGTAGTTCTTAATAGCTCCGCTCGCAGATCCCGCCTTACCCTTTCAAGGAACGGCAAAAACTTATTGAATTGGCCAGTCTTATACCGCTCGACAAAATGGCCGTGACGAGTATAAATATCTATTACATTAGGCATCGTTTACGTTTGTTTCTTATCCGTTAAAATCGTCTTCTTGGGCTTCGTTATCTTCGAAATCGCCTTCTTGGACTTCGTTATCTTCGAAATCATTGCCGCCTTGGTCTATTCTGTTGGCCTCATCCTCTGGCGTTATCCCTTTTGGCAATAATTCGCCTTTATGTAATAAGCTCAAGAAAGTATTTAAACTCATGCCGCCGGATAGATAAGTCTGTAAATAAGCAGCCAATGCTTGAGGGTCTAGTTTGACATCAATGAAATCCCTATTAATAGTAAATTTACTGTTAGCCGTACCGCTCCATTCATCCATCATTTCAAAAATTTTACTCATCATTAAATCAATAGCATTAGCGATGGTTGATAATGTCGCCGTTTCGCTTGAGGCGTCAATTCGGGCTGTTTCCGCTGCTTTCACGCCGCTAGAATCGCTCGTTAGCATTTTGGCCCCTACGCTAGCCATCACTGAGATATCACTATCAATAACCTCTTTGACTGACCCTAATCCCGCGCCCGAGAATTCCAATAGTTCGGCTCGAGCTTTTTCGTCTTCGATATGGTTAAAACTTCCAGCGCCTACTTTTATTTTTTTTCGCTCTCCTTCACTATCGGTTAATTCTCCAAATACAAACAATGTAGGCAATGCGCTCCAATGTAAGCCGTGACGCTGATCGGTTGATAGGGTGTATTGATTGTGGTTGACGTTAGCAAGACTTAATAATAACGGGTCTGATAATTTAATCCCCAACCCCTCGATAGTAGTAAATACAAAAGGGAATTCGCTCATTGAATCACCTCTCTTGGTTGGCGTGACAGTCTCAACTATGCCCCAACCGCCTTTATTTTCTCTCCAAACATTTTGGATATACTGACCATCGTCATCAATCATCAATTCCAAGTATTCGACCTTGACCACTTCATCATATTTATCTTGAGGATTCCGCACTGTATAAGTTTGGGATAAGACAATGTAATCATGGCTATAATTTATTAATGATTCTTTGGCATACGTTTTCACGATAGCTTTTTTCTTGTCGTCGTCCCAGTCGACCAGCTGACCAACCCCTCCCGAAAGCAACAATTCCTTAATTGATTCGCTGACAAACAGTTCGATATTCTGGTCATTACCATCAATATCAATCTCAATATCGGTTAGGTTCGACTCGATAACAGGCGGTTTACGCATAATAGCCCCAATTACGGCGCTAGCTGTTGGTTTAACTGCGGGCACCAGTGCCCCTCTATTTAAGTAAGCGGCGTATTGCTCTGTAGTTTGTCCGGTTAATCTTGGTAAATACCTCTCGCCTTTGCTTTTAACCTGAGACTCGCCTGCTGAAAAATCGCGCACTTTGTCGGACTTCTGTTTCTCGACATCATAACCTTTGTATTTTGTATTGATTGGCATGTTAAAATCCTATTATATCGATCTCGTTTGTTTTGTTTTGACTGATTAAACTAACGCTTGCCGCCATTATAAACGAATCCGCTTTATTGGGCGAATTAACCCCTCTATTCTTCAAGTCATCCTTACTCTCAACCTTTACCCGCCCCGATTTATCAAAGTCTTTAAAAGGTGTCGCCAACTCAGTTAATAGGCCCTCTAAATTAGGTATATCGCTGCTAATTGATATTAGCTCATTCCCGCTGTATTTATGGTTGCCGTTTACCTTGTAATCATAGGCATTTCGGAGCCTGTCGGCAACTAACCACCACGCCTGCGCTTTTAGATTACTGAAAAACTCTTTTTGCCTTATCCCTTCATATTTTCTGACGGGCTTAATGACCTTACCAGCCGCGTTAAATTTTGCGTGATTAGTGTAATCTAGGTCGTTTAAAGTGCTACCTGTTCCCGCACCCACCCCTATTGAATCATAAATAACAATCGCGTTTACTTTCTTAGCCAATAGTCTAACGCTCTTAGCTGACTTGGTTAACTCATTCTCCCCCCCTTTCCACTCATCACAATAGAGGCAGATAGATCCATCAAATAACGTCTTAGAGTTTAAATCATCGCCACTGTCCGCGACATCGTAACCGACTACACTTCGACCTTCCATATCGAGATCTTTATCAAGATGTAAATCAATCGCAGCCTCTAGCCATTTGCGCTTGATAACCGTCTTATCACTTTCACTTAACGGGGTACCTAGATACACATGCTCATATCGATCATAGTCGCTTTCCTTTAATTCGTTTATGATATTTAAAAGTGTCTTTGATAAAAAAGGGTTATCATTGTAGTTAACATGCCTAACTATCGTATTCTCAGGCGTATTAACAATGAAGTGCTGCCATACAAAATCTGTCATCAATCGGCCATTAAAACTAAGCCATATTTCAGACCCTTCTTTTCTAATGGTCGGCTCTAAAATATCCCATTGCTCACGGGTTAGGTTTTGAGCCTCTTCGATCCATAATACATCGGCACCCTCAAAAGATTTGATTTCGTCAATATTTCTTTCAATACCATAAAACACGAACTCACTACCGATTGAGTGCTTGATAGTTGACGCTTGAACATCATAACCTTCAAACCCGAAATTATCGATTTGATTTCTAATTAAGGTATAAACAGATTCTTTGATTTTGTTCTGGAATCGACGGACACACAAAAAACGTGTTTTGTACTTTTGGCCTATTTGCGCGGCCCTTCCTGCCAACTCCCATGATTTAGAGCTAGAACGCCCGCCATGTAATACTCTATTCCTAGCCTTGCGTAACCTTCCATTATCATCAAGCCAGAAATCTTTCAGGTTAGGATTAAGGGTTGCCATTAAACGCCTTGAAATAATATTTACGCATTTTGTCAACAATGAGAGTCATTGCTGTTGCTGGATTTGGGTCATTTACGTACCAACAATCTAATTCTTGAATTAAGTCCGCAGCTTCTAACGCTTCAATGTCGCCGCCATTTAGATTAAATACTTCTTTTTCTAACCATTCATTATAATCATAATCACTAGCAACAACGAACCCATGACCGCCTAATTGGCCGTATCTCGCATAACAAGTATAAAACGATGCCCCGCCTAACCATTCAATGAAATCGTCCTCTGTGCGGCTACTCATCGTCGTACATATCTGAGAATTCTTTTGCCCGTAAATTCAAGTCACCTGTTAGCTCAGTACTTCTTAAATCGGGTAGGTATTTGTTAACTAGTTTTAATTGGTAATCGGTTGTTGCTTTTAGTTTTTCGAGTGAATTCTTAAAGGTTTTTGAGGTTACTTTCAGTTTGTCGATTTTTCCAATATTTAGAACGACTTGCTGTAAGTGACCACCCGCCCTTAATTTATCTCTTAATTCGGATTGTCTAATCCCTTTGATTCGTGTTTTTGCTGCTTGTGTCATGTACGCCCCGCGCTGGTTTTTGACTCTCTGAGTCCTTAAATATTCTATCCCAATTATTGCTATACTTGCTTGTCGAAACTTGTCTTGGCCGTCTTTCGCTTCCTTTGCCGTTCACTAGCATTCAGCCTTAGTCGCTATAACTGAGCATGACCAATGGCCCACTAATAAATCAGCGCCTACTGAATCAATAATAACTTTGTATGTCTTACCGTCTACAATATCGGTATCGGGTGCCACTGTCGCCCGATAGATACCATCACTAGAAGTCACGTAAGGCATTGAGAACAGTGCCACCGCCTCAGTATCATCATTATTGTTAATCTGACCCGTAACTGTAGCATCATTGATAAACGCGCTTGTCACGGGGTTGGTTAGTGCTATCTGAACGTAAAGCGAGTTACCTTCTGATATTTGTATGCTAGCCATTAGCCAACCTCTTGAATAACCGATTTTGGTTGAATAGTGTTAACCCCTTCTATTCGTTCGCCTTGCTTGCCTGTTTCAGCACATTTGGCCCAACCTAAATCGATAAAATATTGCCCATCTTCATGGCTTCGGATATCGCCTAGGTAAAAAGTATCACCATTATGTGAAAAGCTTGGGTCTTCCATTACTTCAAATCGTTTG